ATGTCAAGAGAGTACAAAACCAGTAAGAAGAAAAGAACCAACTACATTTATTACACTGCTGAAGGAACAAAGATAGTTATTGTACCAGGAGAAGATGGAGTCACTGAAGCTGATATCGAGCTTCTTCATTCAATCGATGATTGTGAGGTGGACGAACAGCGTCGTTATCATTACAGAGTTACAACCCATCTGGATGCTTACCATGATGGCGAAAATGAAGCGGCGAATGATCGCAATAAATATCTTGCTGATGAAAGCGTAAATCCTGAACAGATTCTTCTTGAAGAGGAGAATGAGGATGAACATCAAGAACTGCTGAGCAAACTTGCTAGGGCTATGGAATGGCTGACATTGGAGGAAAAAGAGTTATTTAAGAAAAAGTACGTTGATAATCGAACAAATGTTGATATGGCTAGTGAAATGGGAGTTTCAGAAACGACGATTCGAAAGCGTTTAAAGAAACTTCAAGGAAAAATTAGAAAACTTATATCGGCGGATGTGTAAAATATTTTCAAAAATCATCCAAAAGGTGGTTCGAATGAATTCTCTTTTTCGCTTATCGGTGGGGGGCAGGATATACTCCCCCAGAAAGGAGACGGAATATGAGCCTTAAACATAAAGTCACTATCAACGTGGCTAAACAGGGCAACGAAAGAGACCAGGTAATCCAGAGCAGTAGGAAAACGATACGAAGCAGAATGCTTGATTTACTATTTGGAAAGAAGGTTAGTCTGTTAGTGATTACGCCTGGTGATTCTGTAGAGACGGTGGAAATCAAAGAAATCAAGGAAGGAGGTGTGGTGCATGAGTAAGATAAAACTACTGCTAGATGTGGTTTCAGATTTAAGATCATTGGCTGACAGTGTGCAGGCAGTAGCTGATGCAATGGCGAGTAATAATTCTGAAGAGAATCCAAAGTCTAGTAAGTCTCAAGCTAAAGAGAAGCCTAATGAAAAGCCAATCACATTAGAAGAGGTAAGGGCGGTACTTGCAGAAAAGAGTCATGACGGATTTACAGCTGAAGTGAGAGGACTTTTAGAAAAGTATGGTGCATCAAAACTCAGTGAAATTGATCCAAGTAAGTATGCTGCACTTCTTACAGATGCGGAGGGATTAAAATGAGTAAACATGCAATTCTCTCTGCATCTGGAGCCCATCGCTGGATGAATTGTACACCTTCAGCCAGATTGGAACTAGAGTTTGATGATAATAGTGGTGAAGCAGCAGCTGAAGGTACTGCCGCACATGCGCTAAGCGAGCATAAGCTTCGAAAAGCACTGAAGATGCGATCAAAAAAGCCAATTTCTCCATATGACTCCGATGAAATGGATAATTACACGGATGGTTATGTGGAGTATGTACTTGAAGTCATTGAGCAAGCAAAGCAGGCATGTAGTGACCCCATGGTTTTAATAGAACAGAGACTTGATTTTTCTAAATATGTACCAGATGCCTATGGCACCGGGGACTGTGTTATTATAGCTGACGGAACTTTACATATCATCGATTTTAAGTATGGTCAGGGTGTTTTAGTCAGTGCAGAAGATAATCCTCAAATGAAGTTATATGCCCTTGGAGCGCTTGATTTATTCGATGGTATTTATGATATTGACACGGTTTCCATGACAATCTATCAACCCCGTCGTGAAAATGTTAGTACAGACACAGTTTCAAAAGATAGCATTTATCAATGGGCAAAAGATGTATTACAATCTAAAGCAGAACTAGCATTCGCAGGTGAGGGGAACTACTGTCCCGGTGAGTGGTGTCAATTTTGTAGAGCAGCGGTGAAATGCAGAGCAAGAGCCGAAGCAAAGAAGAAACTTGCAGCATGCGAGTTTGCTTTACCACCGCTGTTATCAGATGAAGAAATTGCTGAAATTCTCTCATCCATTGGTGATCTTACCAGTTGGGCAAACGAGATTATAGCTTATGCAACAGATGCAGCAGTTAATCATGGAAAGAGGTGGCCAGGTTTTAAAATAGTTGAAGGCCGCTCCAATCGAAAATACACAGATGAAGGAGCAGTTGCAGAAGCGGCTAAGATGGCAGGTTACCGAGATATTTATAAACAGAGTCTTATCACAATTACTGAAATGGAAAAATTGATGGGTAAGTCTAAATTTAATGTAATCCTAGATGGGCTAATCATGAAGCCAACGGGTAAACCGACGCTTGTACCTGTTTCAGATAAGCGTCCTGAAATGAATATATCTTCAGCAAAAAATGATTTTATGGAGGTTTAATTATGTCAAACACAGCAAAAAGAACTATTCCTACGAAAGTAATTACTGGAGTTGTCAGGCTCTCTTATGCAAATGTCTGGGAGCCTAAGTCAATTAATGGCGGTACTGAAAAGTACAGTGTAAGCCTATTAATACCAAAAAGCGATACCAAAACACTAAGTGCTATTAATGAGGCAGTGAATGCTGCTATTGAAGAAGGAAAAGGTAAGTTCGGAGGCAAAATTCCGAATAAGGCTGCACTTAAGCTCCCTTTACGCGATGGCGATATCGATCGTCCAGAGGATGAAGCTTATGCCAATAGCTACTTTATCAATGCCAACAGCATTACTGCTCCTCAGATCGTGGATAAAAATATTAATCCGATTCTCGATCGGTCTGAAATATACTCCGGTGTGTATGCTAGAGTAAGCATCAATTTCTATGCCTTTAATTCTAACGGAAATAAAGGTATAGCATGTGGCCTTGGGAATATTCAAAAAATTCGCGATGGTGAGCCTTTAGGTGGGAGAACCAATGCTTCTGATGACTTTGCCACTGATGTGGATGATGACTTTTTATCATGAGAACCCTTAGCATAGATATAGAAACATATAGCAGTGTAGACCTCGCCAAAAGCGGGGTCTATCGTTATACTGAAGCCCCCGATTTTGAAATCCTTCTATTCGGTTATAGTGTGGATTATGGTCCTGTGAAAGTAATTGATTTAGCCTGTGACGAAAAAATTACAAAAGAAATACAGCATGCTATTTTAGATAACAAGGTGATTAAGTGGGCATTTAATGCACAGTTTGAACGGATTTGCTTGTCTCGTTACTTAGGTATTCATCTTGAACCTAATTCATGGCGCTGCACGATGGTGTGGTCTGCATACCTTGGATTACCTCTATCACTGGAAGGAGCTGCATTTGTAACAGGAGCGGATAAAAAGAAATTAACAGAGGGTAAAGAGCTTATCCGTTATTTCTCTGTTCCTTGCAAACCCACACTATCAAATGGTGGTCGAACAAGAAACTTACCTGAGCATGCTCCAAATAAGTGGTATAGCTTTAAAGCATATAACGTTCGAGACGTTGAAGCAGAGCTTTCCATACAGGCTAAGCTTCAAAAGTTCCCTGTACCTGATCAGGAATGGCAGAACTATATATTGGATCAGCGTATTAATGATCGGGGAATTCAGCTGGATCTGGAGTTGGTACGTCAAGCTATAAAGTGTGATGATAAAGTAAGAGAGAAACTTACCAATAAACTGCAGACTTTAACTGAGCTGGAAAATCCAAACTCAGTGGCTCAGATGAAAACCTGGCTATCTGAACATGGTCTAGAAACGGATAGTCTTGATAAAGCATCCGTTAAAGTGCTATTAAAGGATGCACCTGATCATTTGAGTGAGGTGTTGGAACTAAGGCAACTATTGGCAAAGTCCAGTGTGAAAAAATACATTGCTATGGAAAACGCGGTATGCTCTGATAATAGAGCAAGGGGATTAATTCAATTCTATGGAGCCAATCGAACTGGTAGATTCGCAGGAAGACTGATTCAAGTTCAAAATCTCCCACAGAACCACTTACCGGATCTGGAGCAGGCACGAAGGTTAGTCAGAGATGGTCATTTTGAAGCCTTGGAATTGTTGTACGATTCTGTTCCTGGGGTTTTATCTGAATTGATTCGCACTGCCTTTGTACCTAAAGAAGGATACAAGTTCATCGTTGCTGACTTTAGTGCTATTGAAGCTAGAGTTATTGCCTGGCTTGCAGGCGAGACTTGGAGAAATGAAGTATTTGCGACTCATGGAAAGATTTATGAAGCGTCTGCCTCTCAAATGTTTCGAGTTCCCTTAGAGGAAGTTACAAAAGGAAGCCCACTTAGACAAAAGGGAAAAATCGCAGAATTAGCTTTAGGTTATGGCGGGTCAGTGGGTGCACTAAAGGCAATGGGTGCACTAGATATGGGGCTTACCGAGGAGGAGCTAAAACCGCTGGTGTATACTTGGAGAAATGCAAATCCTAATATTGTTAGACTTTGGTGGGATGTCGATAGCGCTGTTAAAGAAGTTGTAAAAGAAAGAAACAGTAGAGAAACTCATTGTATTCGTTTTGAGTATCGAAGTGGCATGCTATTAGTTTGGCTTCCTTCCGGAAGACAGCTTACCTATGTCAAACCAAGAATGAGTATTAATAGCTTTGGAAGTGAAGCGGTGACGTATGAAGGTGTTGGTGCTACAAAGAAGTGGGAGCGTATTGAAAGCTATGGCCCCAAATTTGTAGAGAATATCGTACAGGCTATTTCAAGAGATCTACTTTGCTATGCCATGCGAAAACTAGATGAATCAGGATTTCAAATTGTTATGCATGTACATGATGAAGCGGTTCTAGAGGTTCCATTAGATGTGTCAGCTCAAGAAGTTTGTAATCTTATGGGGGAGACACCACCTTGGGCTAAAGGACTTTTACTTCGTGCAGATGGTTACGAATGTAATTTTTATAAAAAAGATTAATTTGAGGGGGTTCGAAGCCTCCTCTTTTTTTGCTTATAGCTGAGGGCTAGTTTTATGGCTCTACAACATTTCTGGAGGTCCAATATGAATACCGTTCAATGTAACATACAAATAAAGCAAGAACTCGAAATCGAGGTGATGTAACCATGGATAAATATAACGCAGAAGGTTACCCAGATCCAACAGCAGCTGAAGCTATAGAAAATGTTATGCGTGATGAAAGGGCAAAAACCTATAAGCCCTGTGTCTTTATCTGCTCACCCTTTGCGGGAGATACACTAAGAAATTTAAAGAAAGCCAGAGAGTATCTATTATTTGCAGTGGAGCAAGGAACCATTCCTTTTGCACCCCACCTGTTATACCCACAAGTGTTGGATGATAGTGACCCAGAACAAAGAAAGCTAGGACAATTCTTCGGAATGGTTTGGCTTAGGAAATGTGATGAGTTATGGGTGTTTGGTGGATACATATCAAAAGGAATGCAAGTAGAAATTGATAAAGCATTAAAGCATCGTATCCCTATTCGTTATTTCAACGAAAACTGCAAGGAGGTGCAGCAGATATGATGATAGCGGTTGGTAACAGCCGAATGGATAAAAAGTGGAAGAACAAAGATATCACATGGGGAGATTTTGTTACTCGAGTGGGGTCCACCATAAGAACAACCGAAACTGTCGCTGAATTCCGGAAAATGAGTCGAGCTTTACAAGACTCGATAAAAGATGTCGGTGGTTTTGTGGGAGGTGCACTTCGTGAAGGCAAGCGTAGAAACGGTTATGTTCTTACCCGTTCCCTTCTCACACTAGATATGGATTATGCAAAACCAGGAATCTGGGATCAGATTGAATCACTTCATGATTTTAAATGCTGCATCTATTCCACCCATAAACACACACCAGAAGCACCGAGACTAAGACTTATTATACCTCTAAAACGAGAAGTAAAGGAAGATGAATACCCGGCACTTGGCCGTATGGTGGCAAAAGAGATCGGTATTGATTTGTTTGATGATACTACCTACGAACCATCGAGGTTAATGTACTGGCCATCGACTCCGGCAGATGGTGAATTTGTATTTAAAGAAAAAGAGGGGGAATTATTAGATCCTGATTTCTATCTTTCCAAATATGTAGATTGGCGGGACACTTCCATGTGGCCGGTTTCCTCAAGACAATCAGAGGTAGTACAAAGAAGGCTAACAACGCAAGCAGATCCATTAGGTAAAGAGGGTGTTGTCGGAGCATTTTGCAGAGCATACACCGTGGAAGAAGCCATCAATACATTCTTATCGGATATATATGAGCCAAGTGCAATGAATGGCCGGTTCGATTATATTCCTGCAGATTCTTCGGCAGGTTTAGTGATTTACGATGGAAAATTTGCCTATAGCCATCATGCTACCGACCCAGCGTGCGGTATGCTGCTGAACGCTTTTGATTTAGTTCGAGTGCATAAATATCGTGACCTAGATGAAAAAATAGCTGAAAACACACAGCCAAGTAAGCTACCTTCTTTTAAAGCCATGACTGATTTAGCTTTGAAGGATGAAAGAGTAAAAGAACAGTTTGCTGAAGAGAGAAAGGCTCAAGCGGAAAGCGAGTTTACTTATGAAGATTGGGAAAAGCTGCTTGAACTTGATAAGACAGGTGCTGTTAAAAACACACTAAGAAATTTAATCTTAATACTTGAAAATGACCCAAATTTAAAGGGTATTGTCTTTAATCAACTATCAGACAGCCTTGAAATAAAAGGTGATGTGCCTTGGTCGCATCCATCTAAGTTTTGGAGAGATGCAGATGACGCACAGTTGATCAGCTATGTTGACACTCACTTCGGAACGTTCTCTGCAAGAAACTATGATGTGGCAGTAGCAAAAGTAGCCGACGATCGTTCCTATCATCCAATTCGTGAGTTTATAGAAGCCCTCCCTGAGTGGGATAAGGTGGAGAGAGTAGATACCTTGCTCATTGATTATTTAGGTGCCTCAGATAATCCTTATGTAAGGGCTGTTACTAGAAAAACACTGTGTGCAGCTATTGCGCGTGTGCTTACCCCAGGTATTAAGTTTGATTCGATGCTGGTCCTAAATGGGCCACAAGGCGTCGGTAAAAGTACTCTTATTGCTAAATTAGGTGGTGATTGGTTTTCCGATAGTTTAAGCTTATCGGATACCAAAGACAAGACAGCTGCAGAAAAGCTACAGGGGTATTGGATCTTAGAGATTGGAGAATTAGCTGGGTTAAAAAAGGCAGAAGTTGAAACACTTCGTAGTTTCTTAACTCGTCAGAATGATATCTACAGAGCGAGCTTTGGAAGAAGAGCCACTCCTCATTTAAGGCAGTGTGTCTTTTTTGGTACCACAAATGCAGAAAAAGGATACCTAAGAGATACCACGGGAAACAGGCGTTTCTGGCCGGTAAAGACTCCAGGTAATGGAGTAAAACAATCATGGCAATTACAAAAGGATGAAATTTTGCAAATATGGGCTGAGGCTCTAACTTATGTGAAAGCTGGAGAGAAACTGTATCTTGATACCAGCTTAGAGAAGCTTGCAAAGGAAGAACAAAGGGAAGCAATGGAATCAGATGAACGTGAAGGTTTAGTTAGAGAGTATCTTGATATGCTCTTACCGGATGACTGGGATACTATGGATATATATGAGCGTAGAGCTTTTATCAATGGTTCTGAGTTTGGCGAGAGCAAGCGGGTTGGCGCTTGGAAACGTGAATCTGTTTCGAACATGGAGATTTGGTGTGAGTGCTTTGGTAAGGATCGTGCTAACCTTCGTAGAGTGGATGGAAATGAAATATCTACGATTATGGCTAGCATTGGAGGATGGACAGGACTTGTAAAAAAAGAACGACTTCCAATCTATGGACCACAATGGGTTTATGTTCCAAAAGCATGATTTGTTTTGGAACACATGGAACAGATTTTTCTTGGGAACAGATTTCGCTTGTTCCGGTGAAACAAAAACTATAGTTTGGAACATACCATCGGAACAGGCGGCAGCCCCTAGTAAATTAGGCTACTTAGTAGTCTGTGTTCCATTGTTCCAAAAAATATTATTAAAAATAATATAAAAGTCAAATAGATGAAAATATATGTAAACGCGTATATTCGCGCGTATAGAGACTTTTTGGAATATGGGAACATGGAGGATATATGAGAGAAAAACAGATTGAACAACAATTGGTAAAGGCAGTGAAAGACATAAATGGATTTGCGTTAAAACTTGTATCACCTGGTTTTGATGGAATGCCAGACCGAATGATTCTTTTACCGAATAGAAAAATAGCTTTTGTAGAAGTAAAAGCTCCTGGTAAAATGCTAAGACCTTTACAGGAAAAGAGAAAAAGACAGTTAGAATCACTTGGGTTTTTGGTATTTTGCTTAGATCATATAGATGAGATTGGAGGGATACTTCGTGAAATACAAGCCTCATGAATATCAGGTTTATGCCACTGAGTATATCCTCACCCATCCTATAGCAGCAGTACTTTTAGATATGGGGCTTGGTAAAAGTATTATAACCTTAAACGCTATTTTTGATTTGACTCTTGATGGCTTCCTTATCCGAAAAGTACTGGTAATTGCTCCTCTACGAGTAGCAAGAGATACATGGCCAGCAGAGATTGAAAAGTGGGATCACCTTAAGGGATTAAAATACACCGTAGCTGTTGGTTCTGAAATTCAAAGAAAAACAGCACTTAGGAAAAGAGCCCAAATTTATATTATTAATCGGGAAAATATCGAATGGCTGATTTCTAAAAGTGGTATTCCCTTTGATTTTGATATGGTAGTAATCGATGAGTTGTCCTCCTTCAAATCACATCAAGCAAAAAGGTTTAGAAGTTTAATTAAAGTAAGACCAAAGGTAAAAAGAATTGTCGGTCTTACCGGAACACCATCCTCCAATGGACTGATGGATTTATGGGCGGAATATCGGCTTTTGGATATGGGACAAAGACTTGGCCGATTTATTGGCAGGTTCAGAGAGGAATATTTCGTAGCAGATAAGCGTAATCAGCAAGTAATTTTTTCTTATAAACCTAAACCGGGAGCAGAGGAAGCCATATACCGTTTAATATCCGATATCACAATTAGCATGAAAGGTTCCGACTATCTTAAGCTACCGGAACTCGTTATCAATGAAGTACAGGTAAAGCTTTCTGAAAAAGAGATGGATACCCTCGATACCATGAAACGGGATTTGATAACAACTGTTAAAGGTGAGGAGATTACTGCATCAAATGCTGCAACGCTTTCCGGTAAACTTCTGCAGATGGCTAATGGTGCAGTCTATGATGATCAAGGTGAAGTAATACATATACATGACCGAAAGCTTGATGCATTAGAGGATCTTATTGAAGGAGCCAATGGGAAACCCGTATTGATAGCTTACTGGTATAAGCATGATTTAGCACGAATACTAAAGCGATTTGATGTTGAAGTTCTATCCAGTAGTGATTCAATAAAGAGATGGAATAATGGTGAAATTACAGTGGCTATTATTCATCCGGCATCAGCTGGACATGGATTAAACTTACAAGCAGGCGGATCAACCCTTGTATGGTTCGGGCTAACTTGGAGCTTAGAACTTTATCAGCAAACCAATGCTCGCCTTTGGAGGCAAGGACAGAAAGATACTGTTATCATTCATCATTTGATTGCTAAAAGCACCATTGATGAGCGTGTCATGAAGGCTCTAAAAGATAAGGATAATACACAGTCTGCGCTGATTAATGCGGTAAAAGCAACACTAAAGGAGGTCTGATGCGATGAACATTGTATGGTATTATTTAGATAAAAAAGCAGCTGCAATAAACGCCTTAAAAGATTTTAGCAGCATGAAATACATCATTGAGCATACAGATGAGGACATTGCTACTTTGAATGATAAAATGAGCTCCCCTACCTCACCGGTTCTAAACGGTATGCCATCAACCCATGATCCTAAAGCAGGAGAGAAAAAGCTAATTGCTTATATAAACGAGATAGATGTATTAAAAGAACGCTACCGCCAAGCATTAGAATACATGGACTGGTTTCAACCGGCGTGGGATGCTTTAACGGATGATGAGCGCTATGTATTAAGGGAGTTCTATTTGAATGATGAACAAAAGCAGACCGATGCAGTTTATAATATTTGTGAGCGCTTTCATATTGAGCGTTCCTCTGCTTATAACAAAAAGAACCGAGCACTTGGTCATCTTGCATTGTTATTGTATGGTAAGTGATGAGTAATATCGTGGACGATTTTCATAATTACTCAGGTTATAATGGTAGTATGAAAAACTGTAGAGAGCCTTTCGTGTAGACCACGAGGGCTTTTTTTATGCGAAAAAGGAGGTGCAATATGCCAAAGAAACCTAAACGACCGTGTTCCTATCCTGGTTGTCCACAGCTGACTGATGGTCGATTTTGTGAGGAGCATGCTAAGAAGGAAGCTGCTCGTTATGAGAAATATGATCGAGATCCAGCAACTAGTAAACGATATGGTCGAGCATGGAAAAGAATACGCGACCGCTACATAGGTGCCCATCCGCTCTGTGAAGAGTGTAAGAAACAAGGAAAGCTGACTCCGGCTTCAGAGGTACATCATATCCTTCCGTTAGCACGAGGAGGAACCCATGATAAAAGTAACTTGATGGCTCTTTGTACACCTTGTCATTCGGCCATCACTGCCAGAGATGGTGATCGTTGGCGTACCCGGTAGGGGGTATCAAATCTCTAAACCCTTTTTAGTGGACAACGGGTGTGGGGTTTCACGCGAAAATTCGCGGTTTCAAACGGGGTAATAGACCCAACAAGGAAAAGAGGTGAAAAGATGGCCAAAGATGGAACAAACCGTGGAGGTGCCCGCATCGGCTCTGGACAGAAAAAGAAGCCACTTGCAGATAAAATTGCAAATGGTAATCCAGGTAAACGAAAACTTGAGGTTGTAGATTTTAGAAATACAGCTGACCTTAAGGGGCAGGAGATGCCACAACCAAGAGCTATGCTATCATCTGTTCAGAAGGATGGTAAGACACTTGTAGCTTCAGAAATTTATGAAATTACATGGAAGTGGCTGGAGGAGCGTAGTTGTGCTCATTTAGTGTTGCCACAACTTTTAGAACGCTATGCCATGAGTGCAGCTCGTTGGATTCAATGCGAGGAGGCTGTGACTGAGTTTGGTTTTCTAGCTAAGCACCCAACCACTGGGAATGCAATTCAAAGTCCTTATGTTGCGATGAGTCAGAATTTTATGAGTCAAACGAATAGGCTTTGGATGGAGATATATCAGATTGTTAGAGAGAATTGTGCGACCGAGTATAGCGGCTCTAATCCACAGGACGATGTCATGGAGCGATTGCTAACTGCACGTAGAGGAAAATAAATGATAAGGAGATGTGTAATGAGTAAAAGATATTTTACAGCAGAAAGTGTGTGTGCTGGGCATCCTGATAAACTATGCGATATTATTGCAGATAGTATTTTAGATACTTGCCTACGTAAAGATAGAGCATCACGTGTGGCTTGTGAGGTTATGGCTACTAAGGGTAAAATTATCGTAGCGGGCGAGATCTCCTGCAGCGAGAAGGTTGATATCCGATATGTTGTTGGAAGTGTACTTAAAAAAGTAGGTTATAACCCAAAAAGGTTTCAAATTTATATATATGTACACAATCAGAGCAAGGATATAGAAGCGGGGGTTAATAAAGCACTTGAAGTTAGAAATGGTATCAATGAACAATACGGTTCAATCGGCGCCGGAGATCAAGGAACTATGTATGGTTATGCAACAAACGAAACTCGTGAGATGCTACCACTTCCCCTTGTGCTTTCTCATAGAATCGTAAAAAGACTTGATGAAGTCCGTAAAGGAAAGCTTATAAAAGGTATTCTTCCCGATGGTAAAGCACTGGTCACAGTAGAATATGATGGGGATATTCCTATAAGGGTAAAAACCATCGTCGTTTCCGTACAACATCGTGAAGATAAAAGTCAGGAAGAACTGGAATCGGATATTCTTAATCAAGTACTATGGCAGTGCTTTGAGGATTTTCCTTTCGATAGTGATACAGAAATTCTTATTAATACATCAGGCAGATTTGTGCTTGGAGGCCCTTCAGCGGATACAGGACTAACCGGTAGAAAGCTGATGGTTGATACCTATGGAGGTCTAGCTTCCCATGGTGGTGGAGCACTTTCCGGGAAAGATCCAACAAAGGTTGATCGAAGCGGTGCTTATATGGCTCGGTATATTGCAAAGCATATCATTTGGTGTGACTTTGCGAAAAGGTGCGAAGTTAGTATATCCTATGCGATTGGTAAAGCAAACCCTGTAGCATTTTCCGTGAATACCTTTAGAACTGGTACAGTATCAGATGAGATCCTTACCTTAGCAGCAAATGATGTTTTCAATTTAAGACCAGCGGCTATCATTGAAAAGCTGCGTCTCAGAAATGTGATTTACTCCGATACAGCGGTTTATGGTCATTTTAATAATTTTATTTTCCCTTGGGAAGATGTTGATAAATACAATGAATTTAAGAAGGCGGTGGAGAAATATGCTGATTGAAAAATTAAGGACTGAATTATTAATCCCTGCCGATTATAACCCAAGAAAGAATTTAAAACCTGGTGATCTAGAGTATGAAAAATTAAAACGTTCTCTCGAAGAGTTCGGTTATGTAGAACCTGTAATATGGAATAAAACAACAGGCCATGTGGTGGGCGGTCATCAGCGTTTGAAGGTACTCCTTAGTATGGGGATTACTGAAGTAGAATGTGTAATCATAGAGATGGATGAAGAAAAAGAGAAGGCTCTTAACATTGCGCTAAATAAAATTAGCGGTGATTGGGATAAGGATAAGTTGGCTCTTCTAATCACCGATCTAAGTGCCGCAGACTTTGATGTATCTTTAACTGGTTTTGATCCAGGAGAGTTGAACGATCTTTTCAAGGATACACTTAAGGACAATATAAAAGAGGATGATTTTGATGTAGACAGCGAGCTGAAAATGCCCGCTGTTTCGCATTTGGGGGATGTTTGGTTACTAGGCCGGCATCGACTGGTCTGTGGGGACAGCACGAAAAAGGAGACCTTTAATATTTTGATGGAAGGTAAAGCAGCAAACCTTGTGGTAACGGATCCACCATACAACGTAAACTACGAAGGCACAGCAGGAAAGATAAAAAATGACAATATGGAAAATGACGTATTTTATCAATTTTTGTTTGATGCATTTAGTAACATAGAACAAGCTTTATCAAAGGATGGAAGCATTTATGTATTTCATGCAGATACGGAAGGTTTGAATTTTAGGAAGGCTTTTATCGATGCTGGCTTCTATCTTTCTGGAACTTGTATTTGGAAGAAGCAATCCCTTGTTCTTGGACGATCTCCATATCAATGGCAACATGAGCCTGTGTTATTTGGTTGGAAAAAGAAAGGTAAACATCTGTGGTACTCAGACCGCAAGCAATCCACCATTTGGGAGTTTGACAAACCAAAAAAGAATGCGGATCATCCGACTATGAAACCTATTGCCTTGCTTGCTTATCCGATTATGAACTCTAGCCTAACCAATAGTATTGTGTTAGATCCGTTTGGTGGATCTGGATCAACGCTAATTGCTTGTGAGCAAACAGATAGAATTAACTACACCATTGAACTTGATGAAAAGTATTGTGATGTTATAGTAAAACGCTACATTGAACAGGTTGGAACGGATGAGAATGTTTTTGTAATCCGGGATAAAGTAAAGATTTCTTATAGCGATTTAACCGAACATTCTTATAGCAAGAATATATAAAATTATGGATTTACAGATGTTTAACTTGCTATTATGTAGCTTTTGAGTGATATATAGTACTACCAAAAAGAAAGGTGGTATTTAGCATGAGAATTAATTTTTACAGATCTTGCACTGAAAGGAAAGCGCTTGTAACTGCGATAGGCGATATACTTGGAATAAAGCCTAAATATAAAGGTGCTCCAACATTTATTTATCAGATAGGTGACTTTGAGATAGATAAGGAGGGGGGGCTTATCTTTGAAGAGGATGTTGTGGGTGCAAAAGCGGCCACACTGCTTGTTGATCTAGAGGAACAAGGATTTGCCTATGAAAAACTAGAAAGCCCGGCACAGAGCGAAATAAGCGGCGGAGACCTACTTGTAATCGAGGTTCCAAAGAAAGGCTTCACTGAGACAGCTTTTACTAACCTGAATAAGATCCTTGAAAGCAAAGGCGGTCTTATTAAAAAAGCTCTTAGCGTGAATGCACTTCCGATTGAAGAAACGGAAGATACACTAAGATTTCCATGGTTTCAACATGAGTCGGATCCTGATAAGGTTAACGCCTATATTCATTTGATTTCAGCTATTTGTAAGATGGCTAGAACGCAGAAAAGAATTACTGCAACAGCTAAGGGAGTAGATAATGAAAAATATGCTTTTCGCTGTTTCCTCCTTCGACTTGGCTTTATAGGTTCAGAATATAAGACTGTGCGAAAAATTTTACTTTCTAAGTTGACTGGGAGCTCTGCTTTCAAAAGTTCTACCGCTAAACATGAGGAGGCAGGGCAGCAATGATAAGAATACATCCAGAAATGTTAAAGACGTTAAAGAATTATTACACACCGGGAACGAGAGTAATTCTTGTCCAAATAAACGATCCGTATACGAAGCTTCAGCCTGGGGATAAAGGAACAGTCTTAGGTGTTGACGACATTGGTACAATTCATGTGAATTGGGACTGTGGTAGTTCTCTCGGAGTAGTATATGGTGAGGACTCTTGTAAGAAAATCGAAGATTAATCAATAGTTGAAGCTTTATAGGAGGTTGGAATGAATAAAAAGATAATGGAACAGATACTTGCCATCCGCGACACAGGCGAAACGAATATGTTTGATGTGCGTAAGGTGCAGGAAATAGCAATGAGAGAAGGGTATGATGAGCTGTTTGTTTACCTTACTGATAACATTGGAGCATATACTCGATTTATTCTGACCGGTGAGGAGAAATAAACCATGTGGAGAGAAGGCAGTATTAAGGTTCATAACAGCATAATCCATTACTGGGTAAAGCATTTTGAAGAGGGATCAATTTTCGGTATTGACGAAGGTCGTATTTCTAAACTAATGCTTGAGCGTAACGGTAAAATTATTGCAAACTATGACAGAGGCTGGGATGTTGAGCCGATTGATGAGGATACAGAAATTGCACTTGCTATCCTTAAGATGGAATATAACTAAACTTTAAAAAGAGAACAGTGCCAATAAAGGCTCTGTTTCTCGTACAGATAGATTGAAAGACTTGCCTGACGCAGGTCTATTTTTATACCCGTAGGAGGTGGCGGCGATACGGAAACTAAAAACATACAAGCCGACCATCTTCAAAGCAGATGGTTCGGTATATGACAGGGATGCGGCTGATACAGCGGTATCCTTTATTAATTGCCTAAAGCACACTAAGGGGGAATGGTACGGACAGTCGTTTGAACTTATTGACTGGCAAGAACAGATTATTCGTGACGTATTTGGAATTATGAAACCCAACGGTTACCGTCAATTTAATACCGCTTATATCGAAATAGCTAAGAAGCAAGGTAAATCAGAACTTGCGGCGGCTGTGGCTTTGCTGCTTACTTGTGGTGATTTTGAGCATGGTGGTGAAGTATATGGCTGTGCATCTGACAGGCAGCAGGCATCGATTGTATTTGATGTAGCAGTCGAAATGGTAGAGCAGTGTCCAGCATTGAAAGCAAGAATAAAGCCTGTACTTTCACAGAAGAGGTTAGTGTATAAGCCACTTGGTAGTTTCTATCAGGTCCTTTCTGCTGAAGCATATACAAAGCACGGACTAAATGTTCATGGCGTAGTATTTGATGAGCTTCATGCCCAACCAAACCGCCAGTTATTTGATGTAATGACTCATGGTTCTGGTGATGCAAGAAAACAGCCATTGTATTTTCTTATTACTACGGCAGGAAATGATACGCACTCGATCTGCTATGAAGTACACCAAAAGGCTAAGGATATCCTGAAAGGGCGAAAGGTTGACCCTACATTCTACCCAGTCATTTATGGAGCCGACGAGGATGATGACTGGACAGATCCAAAAGTATGGGCGAAAGCCAACCCCTCAATGGGTATTACTGTCGATATTGAAAAGATACAAATTGCTTGTGAGAGTGCAAAGCAGAACCCTGCGGAAGAAAACCTATTTAGACAACTTAGACTAAACCAATGGGTGAAACAGTCGGTACGGTGGATGCCTATGGAAAAATGGGATAAATGCTCATTTGCTGTGGATCCTGACAGTCTCAGAGGAAGGCAATGTTATGGGGGCTTGGACTTATCATCTACAACGGATATTACAGCTTTTGTTTTAATCTTCCCGCCAGAATATGAAGAAGATAAATACATCATCTTACCATACTTTTGGATACCGGAAGATAACTTAGACTTAAGAGTGAGGCGAGACCATGTTCCCTATGATGTGTGGGAGAAGCAAGGTTTTTTACACACCACTGAAGGAAACGTGGTGCATTACGGCTTCATTGAAAACTTTATTGAAGAATTGGGATTAAAGTATAACATCAGAGAGATTGCCTTTGACCGTTGGGGAGCAGTGCAAATGACACAGAACCTTGAAAATCTTGGCTTTACTGTGGTTCCTTTCGGCCAAGGCTTTAAAGATATGAGTCCACCTACGAAAGAATTAATGAAGCTTACGTTGGAAGAGAAACTAGCACATAGTGGGCATCCTGTACTTCGATGGATGATGGATAATATATTTATTCGTACCGATCCCGCTGGAAATATTAAGCCGGATAAAGAAAAATCAACTGAAAGAATAGATGGTGCTGTAGCTACTATCATGGCTCTCGACCGAGCAATTCGCGGTGGTGGAGGTGGAACATCAGTTTATGACGGAAGAGGGTTGTTAATATTATAGTTTATATTATTCCTGGTTTTTATTAAAAACCTGTTGACAATACTAACGCTCTGGTTTATAATAATAACCACAAGGTTAATATTATAAATATAGGAGGCGTATTATAATGGCAAGCAAGATAATCCAGATATCATTTAGCGAAGCAGAGTATTCGCATTTGGAATCAAAAGCTGAGGAGGAGGGAATGACCATAGCGCTTTATATCAAAAACAAAGTGCTAGATGATACAGAATTCAAAAAGTGGTTTCGAGAACTCCTTGAAAGAGTGTCACGAATTAAATATGGAACCCCATTCAATATTAAGATGGTATTGTCTACAGATTGGGTAAATATTGAGAGGGGAGTCCGTCTTGCAATGGGGCGTGCTTTTTATAATTATGTTGTTGCAGGCAAAGTTGAGGGTGTTAAACCAACTCAAAAGGATAGTGCCAATGTTCAATGGTATGAAGTAGGAGGGGAAGAATAATGTTATACTCTATAGATTCTGGAAAGTATGTTGAGAAACTCCCACACAAAAAAGAATTTGATGGTTGGATGAAAAACCTGCCGGCTTCAGACTATCAAAATATTATTAATGCCCTTAGCCAAAAGATAGATTCAAGTGATATAAATACATCAAGCTGGATCCCCGGAAATGACTGGTCAGGGACTGTATACCAATCTCTTTATCATGCGTGTGGTAATAACAAAGATGCTTCTGGATTATTTTTTGGACTTATCCTATTTGATCTATTGATGCGTAGAGAAGATGCTGTTTGGGGATTTGGTCGATTTGAAAAGAATGGAGTTCCTATACATGGAACAACCTATTTTATACTTAATAACCCTCCAGCACGATAAACATGATAACTAATAGACCGCTTCTTGGCTGAAGCGGTTTTTTATTACCGATTATTAAGGAGAGTGGTGCATATGGGACTAATATCAAATATATTCAAGGCGCGTGACAAGCCTAAGGACCGAACCTATGGAAGTAACTATAGCTTCTTTTTTGGTGGCACGACAAGTGGAAAGCCAGTGAATGAGCATACAGCATTGCAAATGACTGCGGTTTATTCCTGTGTGAGAATACTGGCAGAGGCTGTAGCAGGGCTTCCACTCCACCTTTATAGATACACTGCAAGCGGTGGTAAGGAGAAAGCTCTCTTACATCCGCTATATTTTTTATTACATGATGAACCAAATCCAGAGATGAGTTCCTTCGTATTCCGTGAGACGATGATGACTCATCTGTTATTATGGGGCAATGCTTATGCTCAAATTATTCGGAATGGTAAAGGTGAGGTAGTTGCACTTTATCCTTTGATGCCTAACCGGATGACTGTTGACCGCGATTCTAATGGTGCTCTTTATTATACTTACACTAGGTATTCGGATGAAGCACCTACGATGAATGGAATAACGGTTACTCTAAAACCAAGAGATGTATTTCATATTCCCGGATTAGGCTTCGATGGGCTTGTTGGCTATTCCCCGATTGCCATGGCTAAAAATGCGATAGGAATGGCGATTGCATGTGAGGAATATGGAGCCAAGTTCTTTGCGAATGGGGCTGCACCAGGAGGGGTATTGGAGCATCCGGGTACAATTAAGGATCCACAAAAAGTAAGAGACAGCTGGAATGCAGCATACCAAGGCAGCAGCAATTCACATCGTGTAGCAGTGCTTGAGGAAGGGATGAAGTATCAGCCTATTGGTATTTCACCAGAACAAGCTCAATTTTTAGAAACAAGAAAATTTCAAATTAATGAAATCGCTCGAATTTTTCGTGTGCCGCCCCATATGGTTGGTGATTTGGAAAAGTCGAGCTTTTCTAATATTGAGCAACAGTCTCTGGAGTTTGTGAAATACACTCTTGATCCCTGGGTAATAAGGTGGGAGCAGGCGATTAGTCGAGCCCTTTTAAATTCTGATGAAAAGAAACTTTATTTTGCTAAGTTCAATGTAGATGGTTTGCTCCGAGGTGATTATGTTTCGAGGATGAATGGTTATGCAACCGCCAGACAGAATGGCTGGATGAGCGCTAATGATATCAGAGAGCTCGAGAACCTTGACCGTATCCCATCAGAGCTTGGCGGAGACTTATACCTGATCAATGGCAATATGACCAAACTCGCGGATGCGGGCATATTTGCAAACAAAGAAGGAATGGAGGAAAAACCGAATGAAGAAGTTTTGGAATTGGGTACGTGATTCAGATACGGAAACACGAACCCTCTACCTAAACGGTGCAATAGCCGAGGAAAGTTGGTTTGAAGATGATGTTACTCCCGCTGCTTTTAGATCAGAACTTATGAGTGGTGAGGGTGATATTGTTGTTTGGATCAATTCGCCTGGTGGTGATTGTATCGCAGCATCACAGATCTATAACATGCTGATGGATTATAAAGGCGATGTCACAGTAAAGATTGATGGCATTGCAGCATCAGCTGCGTCAGTTATTGCGATGGCGGGCACGGAAGTTTTAATGTCCCCAACCTCGCTAATGATGATCCATAACCCTTTTACAATAGCCATCGGAGACAGTGAAGAGATGCAAAAGGCTATCGCCATGCTGGATGAAGTGAAAGAGAGCATTATCAATGCTTATGAAATTAAAACCGGCTTATCCAGAACAAGATTATCACATTTGATGGACGCAGAAACTTGGCTAAATGCAAATAAGGCAGTAGAGCTTGGATTTGCAGATGACATCATGTTTAGGCCAGGAGAAAGTACACTTCAAGACAGCTTTGTATTTAGCAGAAGAGCAGTGACCAATTCATTAATGAATAAGCTTAAAAAACCAGTTGTAACACAGTCAATCGAGCCGCTTTATGAACGGCTTAATTTATTGAAATATTAGGAGGAAATGATTATGAGTATAATTCTTGAACTGCGTGAAAAGCGCGCAAAAGCATGGGCAGCAGCAAAGGCATTTCTTGACTCAAAACGTGGCAGTGACGGACTTGTATCTGCAGAAGTTGCTGCAACCTATGAAAAAATGGAAGAAGATGTTATTAATCTAGGTAAGGAAATCGCAAGACTAGAACGCCAAGAGGCCCTTGAAGCAGAGTTGAATAAGCCTGTAAATATGCCTCTTACTGGAAAGCCTGCAATTCCGGGATTGGATACAAAGACTGGAAGAGCTAGTGATGAGTATAGAAAGGCCTTCTGGAATGTAATGCGTAGCAAAAATCCTCGTCATGATGTACTAAATGCACTCTCTGTTGGCACTGATTCCGAAGGAGGATATTTAGTACCTGATGAATTCGAGCGTACCTTAGTTCAAACTCTTGAGGATGAGAATGTATTTAGACAGCTTGCTAAAATAATTCAAACTTCAAGTGGTGATCGTAAGATCCCTGTGGTTGTGACGAAAGGAACTGCAGCATGGCTTGATGAGGGCGAGGAATTTGATGAGAACGATTCTGTATTTGGACAGACATCGATTGGTGCCTATAAACTTGGTACTATGATTAAAGTTTCAGATGAGCTTCTTAACGATAGTGTTTTTGATCTTGAAAACTATATCTCCACTGAGTTTGCCCGTAGAATTGGTGCAAAGGAAGAAGAAGCATTCCTAGTTGGAGACGCCGATGGTAAGCCAACTGGAATTTTCAACAACACAGGTGGTGCTCAGCTAGGAATTACTACTGGTTCAGCTACTGCTATTACTGCAGATGAAATTATCGATCTTGTCTATTCACTAAAAGCGGCTTATAGAAAAAATGCTGTATTCTTGATGAATGATGCTACGGTTAAAGCAATTCGTAAACTGAAGGATGGACAGGGTCAGTATCTATGGCAGCCTTCTCTTTCAGCTGACACACCGGATACCTTATTAAATTACCCGGTTTATACTTCCGCTTTTGCACCGATTATTGAAGCTGGAGCAAAGACAATCGCTTTTGGTGATTTCAAATACTACTGGATTGCAGATCGCCAGGGGCGTTCATTCAAGCGTCTAAATGAGCTATTTGCAACTACAGGTCAAGTTGGTTTCTTGGCTAGTCAGCGTGTCGATGGTAAGTTAATTCTACCGGAAGCTATTAAAGTTCTTCAGCAGAAGGCTTAATAGGAGGTGTAAAATCATGAGCTATAATACAAAGAACTACACTGAACAAGGTGGTGAAAAGACCGTTATTGGAGGAGTCTTAGAAATCAAAGAGGAAGCCACAGTAATAGGCCTTCCTGTTCTTGATAATCAACCAGAGAGTACTGCAGAAACCGTTGAAGCTTTGGTAACGGACTTTAATGCTCTTCTAACTAAGCTAAAGTTTACAGGGTATATGACTGCAGATGAAGAGTAAGGATGGTGGTTGTGATGAATACACTTCTTGAAAAAGTGAAAGCTAATTTGATTCTTTCTCACAATGAGGACGATATTCTTCTGCAAGGTTACATTACTGCAGCTGTATCCTATGCAGAAAGCTACCAGCACCTTAAAGAAGGACACTATTCCAATAACATCATGCCACCAACCACCGAGCAAGCCGTCATTATGTTATCATCCCACTTCTATGAAAGTCGGGATGGAAGCACTGGCGGCTTTTTCTCTGATAATGTTCAAGCAGGACAGCAAGTATGGAATACGGTTAATTTGCTACTTCGTATTGATCGTGATTGGAAGGTGTAATTTATGAGTTTAGGAAAAATGAATACCTTTATTGAAATCATATCCGTTGAAACAATCAAGGATAGTGAAGGATTCGGTACGGTCAAAGATACAATTCTCGCTTCTTTGAGGGCATACAAGGAAGTACAGCATGGTAGTGAAAAATGGGCGAATAGGGCGGCGTTTTCTGAAGCTACCGCCTTGTTTCGTTTTCGCAAAATACCTGAAATAGAGGTATCTACCGAGATGGTCATTGTTACTGACGACGGACGTTATGAAATTACAAGTGTTGAGGATATAAAGGGACGAGGGATGTATATTGAGGTATTAGCAAAAAGGGTGGTGGCTTCCAGTGGCTAAGGCCGATGTTAAGTTGCCGGAGGATTTTCTTTTGAAACTTTCTAGACTCGGTGATAAAACGGATGAAATAATTCCCAAGGTGCTAGAAACAGGCGGTGAGATTGTTTTATCAAAGGTTAAGTCAAATTTACAATCAGTTATCGGTAGTAGAACAAAAGTAGAGAGCCGATCCACCGGGGAGCTTATATCCGCTTTAGGTGTTTCGCCTGCCAAGCAGGATAGAAACGGTAATTTCAATGTGAAGGTTGGGTTTAACGAGCCACGTAGGAACGGTGAAAGTAATGCTAAAATTGCTAATATCATCGAATACGGGAAGTCTGGTCAACCACCAAAGCCATTTTTAAAGCCTGCGAGATCATCTTCAAGAAGAGCGTGTATTGAGGCTATGAAACAAAGATTTGAGCAGGAGGTGGAAAATATATGAGTATTTTGGCGGAGCTTAAGCATATTTCAGAGTTATGTGAAATTCCAGTCGAGACAGGAGTATTTTCAGGTGTGCCTCCTGATATCTATCTTGTGATTACACCTCTGATTGATCTATTTGAAGTTCATGCTGATAATAGACCTGGTTATGAGATGCAAGAAGCCCGACTATCCTTATTTGTTAAAGGAAGTTATACAACTGCGAAAAATCTAATTGTTCATACTCTCCTTGGTGCTGATTTTACTATTACTGATCGCCGGTACATAGGTCATGAGGACGATACTGAATATCACCATTATGCTATAGATGTGGCAAAACTATATGAATTTCAATTGGAAACGGAGGAATAAGATATGGCAACGATCGGTCTTGATAGACTGTACTATTCAAAGATAACTGAAGATGCAAATGGCGAGGAAACCTATGCTGTACCTACAGTGCTTGCAAAAGCAATCACAGCCGAGCTCTCGGTGGAACTGGTAGAAGCAATTCTGTATGCAGATGATGGTGCCGCCGAAGTCGTTAAGGACTTTAACAGCGGTACGCTTACTCTTGGTGTTGATGACATTGGCCCTACAGTGGCAGCAGATTTAACTGGTGCAACTACAGATGACAATGGGGTATTAATCTCCGCAAGCGAGAACGTGGGGACCCCTGTTGCTGTGGGATTTCGTGCGCAAAAGGCCAATGGGACATATCGATATTTCTGGCTGTATCGTGTGAAGTTCGGTTTACCCGCAACCAACTTGCAGACAAAGGCGGATTCTATCACATTCTCTACACCTACTATTGAGGGAACGGTTATGCGAAGAAATAAGCTGGACGGCATGGGTAAACATCCATGGAAAGCGGAGGTTACAGAAGGCGATCCAGGCGTTACGGCATCCACTATTACGGAATGGTTTACTGAAGTTTACGAACCGGTCTACACTCCAGAAGAATAGGAGGAGAATAGATGGATAATGAGAGAAGTGCGGTTATTAATATTGGGGGGAGAGATTTTGAATTAATACTCACCACACGCGCCACAAAAGCAATAGCAAATCGTTATGGTGGACTTGAAAATCTCGGTGAAAAGCTGATGAAGTCAGAGAACTTTGAGATGGCACTGGAAGAGATTATATGGCTGATCACACTACTTGCAAATCAGTCTATCTTAATTCAAAATCTAAGAAACAAAAACTCACCAGAAGCATTGTTAACCGAGGAAGAGGTAGAACTTTTAACTACTCCATATGATTTAGCAGCATATAAAAACGCAATCACAGAAGCTATGTTTAAAGGTACGAAACGAAATGTAGAGAGTGAAGAAGATAACGTCACTGGGGGTGTCGCATCAAAAAACGTGGAAGTCGGGTAACGGACGCTGAAGTCTTTACCCGGCTATTCTATTATGGAACAGTTCAAATGGGCATGGATGCAGAGGAGTTCTGGCTTATGCCAATAGGGCTGTTTTTTGATTTATGGACCTGCCATAAGCAATGGCATGGTATAGAGAAATCAAAAAGAACTCGAACAATTGATGATATTATCCCACCGGGTATATAGGAGGTGATGGCATGGCAGATAATTTTGGATTAAAGATAGGCGTCGAGGGGGAGCGTGAATTTAAGAAGGCACTTTCTGAGATTAATCAATCCTTTAAGGTGCTAGGCAGTGAAATGGCTCTTGTAACAAGTCAGTTTGATAAAAATGATAAATCCATACAATCGGTTACGGCTCGTAATGCAGTTCTGAATAAAGAAATAGACGCACAAAAAGATAAGATATCTACCCTTAAGGCTGCGCTTGATAACGCCACCACCTCGTTCGGTGAAAATGATCGCCGTACCCAAAATTGGCAGATACAACTAAATAAGGCTCAGGCAGAACTAAATGGTATGGAGCGAGAATTAGAGAAGTCTACAATCGAAGCAGATAATCTTGGTGAAGAATTAGATGACTCTGGAAAAAGTGCAGAAGATGCCGGTGGTAAGTTTGATAAATTTGGTGGCATATTGAGTGGTATCGGTGTAGCAATGGGTACAGTTGCTGTTGCTGCCGGAGCTGCTGCCATTAAATTGGGAAAAGAAGTGGTAACTCAATTTGGTGAGCTGGAGCAAAACCTAGGTGGTTCAGAGGCAGTTTTCGGCAAATATGCTTCATCAATTCAAAAAACTGGTGAAGAAGCCTATAAAAACCTTGGTATCTCACAAAGTGATTATCTGGCGACAGCAAACAAAATGGGTGCATTATTTCAAGGTTCAGGTGTCGAACAACAGAAAAGCTTAGAGTTGACTGAAAAAGCAATGCAACGTGCTGCGGATATGGCATCCGTTATGGGCATCGATATGTCCTCTGCTATGGAAGCCGTTACAGGAGCAGCAAAAGGCAACTTTACCATGATGGATAATTTAGGTGTTGCGATGAACGCTACAAACATTGAAGCCTATGCTCTCTCAAAGGGATTGGATTTCACATGGAAAACTGCAACGCAAGCAGAGAAAGCTGAAGTTGCAATGCAGATGTTCTTTGAGAACACAGAGCAGTATGCTGGTAACTTTGCGAAAGAGTCAACTCAGACAATTTCCGGTTCTATTGGATTGTTAGAAGCTGCACTTGGGTCTTTCACAGCAGGACTCGGCAATGCCGATGCGGATATGACTAACCTCACGGAAAATCTTGTGGATGCGTTCCAAGCAGTTGTTGCTAACATTGTACCGGTTTTAGAGAATATCGTAACAGCTTTACCAGCAGCTACAGGAGCAATATTAGAAGCGGTTGCTGATTTACTTCCTTCGCTTCTTGAAACTGTGACAAGTATATTTACCCAGGTACTTGAAACAATTTTAAGTCTATTACCCGAACTTATACCAGCGGCGGTTACTGCTCTTATGACGATTGTTGGAGCGTTAATTGAAAATCTTCCGCTACTCATAAATGCAGCTATAACATTGGTAACGGCACTTGTGGAGGGTATTAGCACAGCTTTACCGCAGCTTATACCAGCAGCTGTTTCTGCTATCATACAAATTGTTCAAGGGCTAATTGAAAACTTACCTCTGATCTTAGACGCGGCTTTGCAATTAATATTAGGATTAGCACAAGGCTTAGTGGAGGCTATTCCACAGCTTATTTTAGCTTTGCCAGCCATCATCTCTGCAGTAGTGGATTTCTTAATTGAAGCTATTCCACAGATTATCGATGCCGGCATTCAATTGTTGACTTCATTAGTAACAGCGCTACCTACTATTATTGATGCGATCTTGGAAGCAATTCCAGAAATCATCGATAATATTATAAATGCAGTTATCGATTCCATTCCAATGATTATCGATGCAGGCATTCGCCTTTTAATATCGTTAATTCAAGCATTACCACAGATTATTACGACAGTCGTAGCCGCGATTCCTAAGATTGTAACCTCATTAGTAGGAGCTATTGTAGATAACATCGACCAAATAATTCTTGCAGGAGTTCAGTTGTTTATCGCTCTTATTGAAAATCTTCCTCAGATAATTGTGGAAGTAGTAAAAGCAGTACCGCAGATTATTGAAGGATTGGTAAATGCATTCTCAGACTATATAAGCGATATGTCCGATATTGGTGATGATTTAATTAAGGGTCTTTGGCAGGGCATTACGGATGCAGGAGCGTGGCTATGGGATAAAATCTCAGGATTTTTTGGAAATGTAGTTTCAAAAATAAAGGACTTTTTTGGTATTGCATCTCCATCAAAATTATTCGCAGATCTTGGACACAATATGGGTGAAGGAATTGGCGTAGGATTTGAAGATGCAATGGCAACAGTATCAAGGGATATGCAAAACGCGATACCTACAACCTTTGATATGAATATGGTAGGGCAAGGTAGTGTTAGTACCACTGGTGCAGGCATAACACAAAACATTTCAGTTGTTACTCCTAAGCCTTTGTCTGAAAAAGAATTGTCTAGAGAATTTAAAAACCTATCACGTAAGCTGTTACTTGAAATATAAGGAGGGATGGCTATGGAACTTACCTATATCAACACAAGTGGTGAGAGCATCACGCTTAATCAGAGCCGCCCATTTTTCATTACTAAGATAGACGGTACAGGCAACATACGCCAGACCGTTAACACTTTCAAGGCACCGGAGCAGGACGGTGCTTTTTATGTGTCATCCACGATGGATATGCGAAACATCACATTGGAGGGCACGATTATTGCAAATACACCAGATGAAGCATATGAGTTACGTAAAAGTTTCCTAAGATTATTCAGTCCTAAGAAATCAGGGGTAATAAAATACCGCGAAAGACAAATTGCATGCGTTATTGAAGAGGCTGTTTTATCAGTTTCGACAAGAGAGAGGATACCAAGTTTCTTTATAAGTCTTTTGTGTCCATCTCCTTTTTTTGAAACTTTAGATGAAGTACGTGAGGATCTTGCATCCTGGAATGCGCTCTTAGAGTTTGCATTAGAGATACCGGAAGAAGGCTTACAGTTCGGCTTAAGACAACCTAGTCAGATCATTACCGTGGAAAATATCGGTGATGTACCTTGTGGCTGTGAAATTATATTCAAGGCGACTGGATCTGTTACTAATCCAGAACTATTACATTTGGATACCGGTGAGTATGTAAGAATACTAAGTTCGATGGAGCAAGGTGATGAGTTTCATATTTTTACACACTTTGCTGGCAAAAGGGTAAGAAGTATCATTGGTGCAACTGAAAGCAATGCATTTCACTTATTGGATACTGGCTCGAACTTCTTTCAACTTGCACCTGGTATAAATAACCTACGTTATGATGCGTCAAACAATTTGGAATTATTAGATGTTAGCGTTTATTATCGTCCACAGTTTCTGGGGGTATAGTTATGGAATTATATGTATTTAATCAAAATCGTTCTTTAATCGGAATTGTAGAGTCTTTTGAATATCTACGATGGACCAGACGTTATTCACAGTGCGGATCCTTTGAGTTAAAGGCTATAGCATCTCCTGAAAATACTGAACTTCTGCAGGTAGGAAATTATATCTGGAAGAATGATGACGAGGAAGCCGGATTAATTGAATATCTACAATTATCACAGACAGACGAAGAGAGCATTACTGTCAGTGGTAGATTTGCCACGGTATTACTAGGGAGAAGAATTATCTGGAATACAGAAAAATTAAATGGTGATTTTTCTACTTGCATTGCTCAGTTAATAAACAATAATGTCATTGCACCTGTTGATGTTGATCGTCAAATATCAAATCTTAGCTTTACCGCACCATTCCTTAGCATTCCAGTAAAACAGCAAGTGTCCTATAGTAATCTTTTAGATAAAATACAGGAGCTATGTGAAGCTGCATCCGTAGGAATCAAAACTGTGTTTCAGCCTGATACAGGGCATTTTACAGTAACTCTTTACATTGGGGCAACATCACAGGCAGTGTTTTCAAAGGAATATGAGAATCTTTTGGATCAGACATTCACAAAAAACACCTCAAATTACGTGAATACAGTAAAGATTGGTGGAGAAGGAGAAGGCGAAGATAATCGCATCTTTGCCTATATCACAAATGGATTGGGAGAAAACCGCCGGGAGGCTTTCGTCGATGCAAAAGATCTACGTATGGAGGACTTTCCGACGGATTATGAGGATACTCTAACCTTCCGTGGAGAGACAAGGCTTGCAGAGCTTGCCATGTCAAACTACTTTGAGGTGACTATTAATAACCACAGTAATCTAACCTATAAAGTTGATTATGATCTAGGACAGGTGGTGCAGATCATATCTAAAAAGTGGGGGGTCTCCATGACTGCGCGTATCATGGAGATTGAGGAAAGTTATGATGCAGACGGACAGAGTATCAATGTTACATTTGGTAAGACAGAGTTAACAATTGCTCAAAAAGTGAAATCGGATTTTAGCCAGATTACAACTACACTTGGAGCTCCAACAGGTATACAAGAATTGTTTGGAAAACCAAATAATTGGAGTAATCTGCAAAGCTTTGCAGGAGGTGTCATGATAAGCTCTGCAAAACTTGCTGTAAACACCTCAACTGCAGGAGGCAATGACCCTACCCTGCCAAAGTACTATCATGTAGCAAGAGTGGTTATTAACGGTTCTTTCAATCGTATAGCTTTTAAGTTTGATTATTTCGGTACGGGTACAACGCCTAAAATAGGCACCATCGAAGGATATGTATATTCCACTTCATCTTTTGATACGATTTCCATACAATCCTTTGTTCAGGCGTATGTTAGGGACAAAAGTCCAATTTTACATAGTGATATAAAAGTTGTAAAGTCTACCAGTTCCTCTAGAGCTATATGGGACATCTATGTATGGCTATCCGATTATGGCACAGCTTATGTGAACGGTTTATATGCACTTACAGAATCAGGAGATCTAATTGTGGATCCAAGCGATGGGGTATTGCTAAGTGTACCTAATCTTCCAATAGTATCTGATGCCTTCCTATATGATGGTGAGACATTTACGGTATCGGCTGTTGATAATGGAACTATAAGAACACAAGCTTATAGCGAGTCCAGTGAATTCTATTCGTTACAACTACCAAACCGTGATATAAGTCTAACATCAACAGACAATCCGCTACAGATAGGTACCACTAACGGTGTGAATATGGTCTTTGACGGTAATGAGATCATGACCCGAAATAATGGTTCACCATCTCCAATGTACTTAAATCTTGAAGGGGGTCCTGTATGTGTTAATGGCAACGCTACCACAGGTATTGTTTATGGTGGGGATACAGGATGGCAATTTGTACAGGATGAGGACTTTCAGAATGGATTTATTTCCTATTCAGCAGGGGCAGCACAACGGCCTAGATACAGAAAAGTTGGGCTTACTGTGCATTTATTTGGTGCCTGTTCGCCACCAGCGGGTGCTACGATTAATTCGGGTTCTGCAACAACTATGTTTACATTACCTGAAGGTTTTCGACCATCCTATGACTTTCGCACCTTATGTCAAGGATCTGGTTCAAATAAATGGCTATTAGTGGTGGGGCAAAATGGAAATTGTACTGCGGCACGATATGGAACAGACGCATATGCACCAAATATTACAGGAAATGAATGGCTTCCTTTTAGCGTATGTTTTTTAGTCGATCCTAGTTAACATAAAAAATCAATGAAGGAGGATGCTATGGAAAAAAGCGGTTTTTTTAATTCATCCAGTGGAGACAGAGTGTATGATGCCACAGATTTTGCAGCATATTTCGGAAGTTTGGTCTCTAATGGTATTTTTTATGCAGATATAACGAACTTGCAGGTGACACCCGTATCGGGTATGACAGTGGGTATAGCACCGGGGAGTGCGTGGATTAATGGATACCGTTATGAGAATACAGAGGCTCTAAATAAAATATTAACAACTGCTAATGGCTCGTTCCCTCGCATAGATCGGATCATCCTTCGATGGAGTTTACTCGACAGGAATATTGTGGCTGCAGTGCTTACTGGTACCGCTGCAGCTATTCCAAGTGCTCCGGCACTGACTCGAAATGCTGATGTATATGAAATGTGCTTAGCAGAGATATTGGTACCACAGGCAGCTACCTCTATAAGCACCGGAAATATTACAGACACAAGACTTAATTCTTCTCTCTGTGGAACTGTGAACTCACTGGTAACAGCGGTTTATGAATGAGGTGAATAAACATGGCGACATATCAAGCAATAAATGCCTGTACTTGGCGTAATGGTAGATACATTCCATCCACTACGGATAATATTAGACAAGGAGTTTATGAGCCTTTCGGCGAATGTGTAGGTGTCATGATTTTTAATCTTTCTTCGATAAGAGAACAATATGAGGATTATTATCCAACCAGTGCGACACTTGAACTTACACGTGTAGCTGGTGGAGCCTGGGGCAGTGATCGAACGATGACACTATATGCAGGGAATCAGACTGGTATCCCGGCTCTAAATTCATCGACCAATGTAGATGCACCTCGTCCTACTAAAGTTACCCCTGGTTATAATTATCTTGTATCTGCCGGTCAAGGGCCTAAAGTTTTTAATATAGCAACAGCATTAATTAATTCCATCGGGAGTGGTGCAAGTAACTGTCTTTTTATTGATGGTGGTTCCAGTACAACTAACTATATATCATTTACAGGAAGAAATGATCTATCAAAGGTTGTTCTTAATGTTACTTGGGTCAGTCGTACAACCGCAGCTGGTGCTCCAACTTCTTGCTCAGTAAACCAAACTATTGCAGAAGGGAATGTTACTTTATCTTGGAGCGGAGCAAAAGCAGGTACGAATAATGCTATTTCTTCCTATGAGATTCAGTATAGTGATTCTACAAACAATAGTACTTGGGGTAGTTGGACAGCACTCACGACAGTAGCATCTTCATCAACGAGTGGAAGTGTATCAGTTGATCCACCAAATACAAGGGGAAACTTTCGTAGGTTCCGAATTCGAACACGAGGAACGGCTGGTAGCTCCTATTATTCTGGGTGGAAGGTTTCAACAAATACAGTTAGAAAGAATACCCTGCCATCTGCTCCAAATACTGTAATAGCAATGCCTGAGATATATAGCAATGAAACAATTAATCTCACATGGTCTGGAGCAGCAGGCGGTACTAGTTCCATAAAAGGCTATCAGATTTTAAGCAGAACCTCGACCGATAATAGCACTTGGGATAATTGGAATGAACTTGCCACACTGAACTTGAATGCCAGTAGCGGCAGTTATCAGCCAGCAGTCACCCATATTTCAGGAGTCTATACTCAATTTGCTATTGTAACCATTGATACACTAAATGCTACTTCTGTAATGAAAGTAAGTAATAGTATTTACTGTAATATCACAGCGTGCGTTGAACCTTCGGTATTTGCATTAAATGCTGCAGTAGCAGAAAACAGTGTTGTTCTTTCATGGAGTGGAGCAGCAGGTGGAGCAGGTAATGCTCTTATAGGCTATGAAATACAATACAGCGATTCTAGTGATGACAGCAACTGGGGAGAATGGACTAACCTTGCTACATTACCTTATTCAACAACAAGTGGATCGATCAGCACTAATCCACCAACTACACGTGGCAATTATCGAAGGTTTCGCATTCGAACGTTAGGAGCAGCAGGAGAATTATACTACTCTGATTGGAAGAACTCTGCAAATAGCGTAAGAAAGAATATACTTCCAACACCACCCTCCAGTTTAATCGTTACTCCTACCTTATATGAAACGCCAATAATAACAATAACTTGGAGTGGAGCAACAGCTGGAACCAGTCCTATAAAAAACTATGTAATCCAGCGTAGTACATCTTATATGGAGAACCCTCCATGGTCTTCATTTGAAACAGTGGCAACCATCAATTCCAATGAGACTGGCGGGAGTTATACGATGGAAGCCTCAAATAGCCCTGGAACTGCTTCGAGGTATCGTATTGGAGTTACCGATACTTTGGATGCAGTATCATCCTATGTGATAAGCAATACGATCCGGAAGAATAGTAGACCAGAACCACCTAATATTGTTTGTCCGATGCCAGGGAGTTCTACCTATAATACAACACCTACCTTCTTGATTACTACGGGGGTGGAGCCAGATGGACAGACGCAGATTTTAGAGGTAAGGATTGATAATGGAGAATGGTATAATACTGTGGATCACCCTGAAAAATTCTCTACCAGTGGTTATCTTGGAAACAATACAAATACTATTTTTCACGCGCCATCTTTAGAGGTGGGAAGCCATTTTGCTACTTTTAGAAGTTTAGACAGTGATTTAATGTCATCAAGCCCAGAGGTGACCCTAACATTTTCAGTTCTACCTTCGCCATTTGAAACAATTATCCCTAATGTAACAAAGGTTAAGGCAAGCCATATGCTGGATTTAAGAATAGCAGTTAATACCATTCGTCAATTCCACCACATGGATCCTGTAAGTTGGAGTGCGAGGATTGTAGCGGGTAGGACAGCTATTAATAGATGGCAAATTCACATCATGGAGCTTCGTACAGCACTTGAACCGGTGATTGAAATGATCAATGACTTTGATACTTCAACTACCTTTGATATTCCGTTTATAACATGGCTGCCAATGGGTTTTGGACGTCCAAAGGCGGATGTAATGCAGCAGTTACAGGATTTAATTATTACTTTATAAAAGGATACAGCGACCGATGATGGGTCGCTATTTTTATGAATATTAAAGAGTGGAGGTTTTGATAATGAAAGATATTTGGAATTGGGTACAAGTTGCACTTGCCGCTATTGGTGGGTTTTTAGGTTGGTTTCTTAATGGCTTTGATGGATTTTTATATGCTCTTTTAGCACTGATAGTGGTAGATTATATCACAGGAGTCATGCGTGCCATTGTAGATAAGGAATTATCAAGTGAGATTGGGTTTAAGGGCATCTTTAAAAAAGTGCTCATTTTTGTGATGGTAGGTATTGGCCATATATTAGATACTTATATTTTAGGTGTTATCGGTAATCCAGACGGTAATGTCTTACGTACAGCGGTGATTTTCTTCTATCTGAGCAATGAAGGTATTTCTATACTTGAAAACTCTGCACATATTGGACTGCCGATTCCCAAAAAGCTAAAGGATATACTTAAACAGTTACATCAAAATGAAGATAATGGACCATCTTCACCGGAGGGAGAAGCATGATTGACTTAACGAAAACTTTAACTGTTTTTATAGGCCGTCGTGGAGAACACCACTATCGGCATATCGAGTTTGATGTGTCAAGCCTACTAAAGGATGAACATCCTAGTTCTGCTCTACATGCATTTTATAAGCGGCCTGATGGCATTACCTATCCAGTTGTCACAAACTATAACAATGGTATTCTGATTTGGTCACCTAGCTCAACAGATACAGCAACTGTTGGTGTTGGACGTCTGGAAATCAGAGTTGTAAACGGTGAAGTAATAGGAAAGAGTGTAAATATTCTAACTATTGTTGAGCCGGCGCTTGATGATGGAGGTTCAGCCCCACCAGATCCACCTGCGCAGGAATGGGTAAATCAAGTGCTGATGGCTCTTGCTGAAATAGATGTAGATGGCCAGCTTTCTATGTTAGAAGCAATTTTAAGTAGAATTGGTAACAGCACAGATTATTGGAGTGCATATAAAACGGTGTTAGGTTATGCAAATAATTCATATCAGCACACCCATTCACAAGCAAGATGTTACCCAACTCTTACAGACGGGATACAATTGAGTACGGGTAATACAAGTTGGGCTTTAGGTGATTATACAGAAATTATTCCTACAGGGGTAATTCCAAATGCCTACGATATACATTGGATCAACTTTGAAACTGCGTCATCAAGTGGAATTTATGAGATACACATATTCGCGGGTGAACCTGGTCAAGAAACACTTTTGGCACAAGTACGTACAACAAGAGATAATAATCAATACGGTATAAGTAGTGTACCAATTCAAATGCCAATCCAACCACCAAACGCAAGGCTATCAGCTCGAATTGCCTCAAGTTCTGCCAACAGGAATATCACACTATCGGTTTATTATCATATATATGGGGAGGGACAATAATGAACTTACAAAAACTGATATTAACTAAAAATGCATGTTATAAAGCAGGAAAAACTATCACACCAAAAGGCATCATGGTTCACTCAACCGGAGCGAGTAATCCATGGCTAAAACGTTATGTTGGACCAGATGACGGACTACTTGGTAAGAATCAATATAATAACCATTGGAATCAAGATAAACCGGGCGGAAAGCAAGTATGTGTGCATGCATTCATTGGTAAGCTTGAAGACGGTTCCATTGCAACTTATCAGACATTGCCATGGAACTATCGGGGATGGCACTGTGGAAGTGGATGGAAAGGATCTGGGAATAACTCACATATCAGCTTTGAGATTTGCGAGGACAACTTAACCGATAGATCGTACTTTAAAAAGGTATTTAATGAAGCAGTAGATCTTTGCGTATATCTTTGCAAGCTGTATGGTTTAAATGAATCCAACATTATTTGTCACAGTGAAGGATATAAACTTGGTATAGCCAGCAATCATGCGGATGTAATGCATTGGTTTCCAAGGCATGGTGAGACAATGGATTCCTTTAGAAATGCAGTGAAAGAAAGACTTCAAGTAGAAGAAAAGAAGGAAGAAAAAGAAGAGACAAAAGAAAAGAAATATTACCGAGTTCAGATTGGAGCTTATTCAGTCAAAGCCAATGCTGAGGCACAACTAGTCAAAGCTAAGAAGGCGGGTTTTACTGACGCCTATATAAAATAAAATTGATTACATAACAGCCCGAGGAGTAAATCAAAGACTCTTCGGGCAATTTTTTTATGCTTTCCTGGGGTTCGATTTGTATCAATTTCTCGCATATTGGTACAGGGGTTGCCCTGTAGAATAGGAGGTAAGCCTTTATGCGAATTTCAAAGATAACAGATGTACCAACCATTCCTTCGGTTTCAAAACGTAATTACATATCAAATGAGCAGCTTCAAAGGGAGTTTGATTATTGGAGAGCTGAAAATATCCTCCGAAAGATGCATAGTAAAGGACTGATTTCAGAGGTGGAATTTACCAAAATTATAGCTCTTAACCGTAGATCTTTCTCCCCTATGTATGCACAGATAATGTCTGATAAACCTTGATATACAGTGCACTAAGAGGTAATATGTCACATACCAAAGGGAGGTGATAAAGGATGAAAAAAGTAACGAAAATATCAGCGAATTCAATAGCTGTCAATCCAAAGTTGAGGGTCGCTGCCTACTGCCGTGTATCTACAGACAGTGATGAACAAATGGTAAGCCTCGAGGCTCAAAAGGCCCATTATGAGGCTTATATAAAAGCTAATGTGGAATGGGAGTTTGTTGGAATTTACTATGATGAAGGTCTTACAGGTACAAAAAAAGAAAAGCGAACAGAACTATTAAGGTTAATATCAGATTGCGAAAATAAGAAGATTGATTTTATTGTAACAAAGTCCATTAGTAGATTTGCACGAAATACTACAGATTGTCTGGAGATTGTTAGAAAGCTTACGGATCTTGGTATATTTATATATTTTGAAAAAGAAAACATTAATACTGGCACTATGGACAGTGAGCTAATGTTGACTATACTGAGCAGCCTAGCCGAGAGTGAATCGATTTCTATATCTGAGAATAATAAATGGGCCATTCACAAACGATTTCGAAGTGGGACTTATAAGCTTTCATCACCACCCTATGGGTATGATTATGTGGATGGGCATATTGCAATAAATAAGGAACAAGCTCAGATTGTTAAGCGAATATTTAGAGAAGCTTTATCAGGCAAAGGAACACAAAAAATTGCTGATAGTCTGAATGAGGATGGAATACCAGCTAAAAGGGGAAAAGACTGGAATGCTTCATCAATCCGAGGTATTCTTGGCAATGAAAGATATATCGGAAATGCAATATTACAAAAAACCTATACCGATGAACATTTTAATAGGCATCATAACTATGGCGAAAGAGAACAGTATTTAATTGAAAATAATCATGAAGCAATTATTAGTAAAGAAGAATTCCGAGCTGTTGAAGAAGTTTTATACCAGCGTAGTAAAGAAAAAGGAATCAAAAAAGGAAGCAGCAAATACCTAAACCGTTATCCCCTTTCTGGAAGGATAAAATGTTCTGAGTGTGGGAGTACCTTTAAACGAAGAATTCATGGTGGTATCAATAACAAATATATAGCCTGGTGCTGTTCGAAACATATCTACAATATAACTGCCTGTTCGATGCGTTTTATTAGAGAGGATGCTATTTATCAGGCTTTTGTAACAATGATAAATAAGCTGATTTATGGACATAAGTTTATTCTAAAGCCAATGCTTCAAAGTCTACGGGATGTAAACTATTCAGATAATCTTAGTCAAATTCAAAAGCTTGAAACAATGATAGAAGAAAATGCAGAACGAAGTCAGGTACTGATGAGTCTTATGGCTAAAGGATATTTGGAACCGGCCTTATTCAACGCTCAAAAGAATGAATTACGTAAAGAAGCCACAATCCTACGTGAACAGAAAGAGGTTCTTTCGCGCTCGGTGAATGGTGGTATGACTGTAATAACTGAGGTAGAATTATTATTAAAGTTTACTGCACGGTCAGTCCAGATTGATAGCTTTGATGAAGAGTTATTTAAAAGGTTTGTTGAAAATATCATTGTATACTCGCAAGAAGAGATTGGCTTCAAAATAAAATGTGGAATAACACTAAAGGAAAGGTTGGTGATATAAATGGGCCATACCCCATACGGATATATTATTAGAAATGGAAAAGCTGTGATTGATGAAATGGCAGCAGAACAAGTAAAGATTTTGTATCAGTCTTATCTTTCGGGGCTTTCCTTGGCAAATGCAGCACATAGGGCAGGTATTAAACGCTGTCATGCAACAATTTCTAACATGCTAACAAACAAACGATACCTAGGAGATGAGTACTATCCACCAATCATTGAGGAACCTATTTTTCAGCAAGCAGAAACTGAGAGATTAAGACGAGCTCAGATGTTGGGTAGAATACGTGAACCTGAGATGAAAAGCATGGTAATACCTAAATTAAGATTTATTGCGCCTATCTCGAAAAAGCTTTATGATGATCCTTTTACGCAAGCAGAATATGCCTACAGCCTCATTGAAAGCGAGGTGATAGCTGATAATGAATAAAAAAAGTGTTACGGTTATCCCAGCACGCGTACGTATAGGCAATAATGTGAAAACAGAGGAAAAACCAAAGCTTCGTGTTGCTGCATACTGCCGTGTATCTACTGATAGCGATGAGCAGGCGTCTAGCTATGAAGTCCAAATAGAGCATTATACAAACTTCATACAGAACAATCATGAATGGGAACTAGCTGGAATATTTGCTGATGACGGTATTACGGGAACGAATACAAAGAAGAGAGATGAATTTAACCGCATGATTGAAGAGTGTATGGAAGGGAAAATCGATATGGTTATTACTAAATCAATCAGCCGTTTTGCCAGAAACACTCTCGATTGTCTGAAGTACATCCGTCAATTAAAGGATAAAAACATACCAGTATTCTTTGAAAAAGAGAACATAAATTCAATGGACTCCAAAGGCGAGGTTATGCTGACGATCATGGCATCCTTAGCCCAACAGGAAAGTCAATCGCTAAGCCAAAACGTAAAACTAGGCATTCAGTATCGTTACCAGCAAGGTGAAATTCAAATTAATCATAATCGATTTTTAGGATATACCAAAGATGAAAACAAACGACTGATTATTGTTCCTGAGGAAGCAGAAGTAGTAAAGCGTATCTACCTAGAATATCTTGAAGGAGCAAGCCTTCTGCAAATAGCACGGGGATTGGAGGCAGACGGAATTCTAACTGCAGCGAAAAAGCAAAGGTGGAGACCTGAAACTGTTAAAAAGATATTGCAGAATGAAAAGTATATTGGTGATGCGCTGCTACAAAAGACTTATACTGTCGACTTCCTATCTAAGAAGAGAGTGGTCAACAACGGAATTGTGCCGCAATACTATGTGGAGAACAGCCATGAGCCCATTATCCCGCGTGAAATTTTTATGCAGGTGCAGGAAGAAATGGTAAGGCGAGCAAACCTTCATACAGGTAAAAGTGGAAAAAAGCGAGTATACAGCAGCAAGTATGCTTTATCCAGTATCGTTTTTTGCGGGGGGTGTGGTGAAATATACCGACGAGTACACTGGAATAATCGAGGGTGCGGATCCATTGTATGGAGATGTGTCAGTCGCTTGGAGGAAAAGGGTTCTGACTGCAATTCACCTACAATAAACGAAGAGGTGCTTCAGGCAGCAGTTGTGAAAGCCATCAATGAGGTCTTAGCAAACAAGAGTACTTTCCTTACAACTTTGCAGGCCAACATTGAGACAGTGTTAAATGAAGAGAATGACAAGGCAACCGATGATATTGATGCAAAGTTAGATGACCTGCAAAACGAACTTCTAAGGCTAGCTACTACTAAAGCGGATTATAACGAAGTGGCAGATGAAATATATCGCCTACGGGAGTTAAAGCAAAACACATTGATTGATAATGCAGAACGTGAAGGCAAACGACAACGTATTATGGATATGGCGAGCTATTTAAATGAGCAATCGAGTGCGATGGGTGAATATGATGAGCAGCTAGTAAAGCGACTTATTGATAAGGTTACGATCTTTGATGATAAACTTACAGTTAAGTTTAAATCTAGTGTTGAAATCGAAATAGAGCTATAGAGAAGTGTCAAGTAATTACGAAAAAATCGCGTGGTCTACTTTCAGAAATGGGAGTAGGCCATTTACTAGTATGAAAGAACATAGTTATCATGAGACATGATTAGGTCAATAGCAGCTTTGACAGTAGGGACAGTTCTTTGTTTGTGGTAATATGGGATATCAGCAGAATGTTTATGATATACTTGAATACGAAAGGATGAAATAGATGAGAGTTTTTTAATAATCCAGCAGTGACCGGTGTTTTTAGATTTTAATTCATAAAATGAGTCGTCCGACCGGATTAATAAAAAGTAACTAGTACTTAGTAGACGTTTTTCTGGAATGGAAAAAATACTAATACCTCCTTTTTATTTTAGTTTGTCTGTCGAGATTATTATATAAGTTACAGGAGGAGTTGTAAAATAGAATTATTACAGGATTTTTGTGCAGGTTGCTGTCTATTTATTGTAAAGTGGAAATTAAATTACTTCCAAATATTAGACAAAATATTTCCCATAATGTATAATATAAATGAAAAATTATCCTATTAAAACTTCACGAAAGGAAGAAAAAATGACCGATGTAAAAAAAGCATATGACCAAATTGTAGAATTTTTAAGTAGCGAAACAGATAAATCACTTCTTCTATGTGGTATCGCTGATAAGGATAAGCATAGAGCTCTTTTGAAAGCATTAAACGCTCAAGGTGAATTGACAGGTCTCGTTAATTTAATACATACAACAAAATCTGGGGTGGATGAGTTCTTCCGGTGGGCAGGGCTATATGAAATCAAAGGTCCAAAAAAGTATGGGCAAGCAATGAAGCTACTAGATCTTACAATTTACTTTGATAATATATCCACAAATATGAATAGTGATAAATATGATGATTACGAATTTGACTTTATGATAATTTGGCCTATAGTGAGTGTCACTAAAAACGAAAAAGAAATTCAGATGCTAAAGGAAATGATTGAACGTCAGAAAACGAAAAAAATAGTATTATTAACCATAAAAGAACCCTGGTACAGCCCAAACTTAATAGAGCCTATCGCTGATCGTGTTATAAAACTGGATTGTGAGAATGATAACCCAGATGAATTCAAGAGAATTTTAGCTGCATATGATGAGGATAAAAAAAGAAGGAAGGATAGATAACCATTATTAAGCAGACTAATTTTAATAATATATGGATAAAAATTGTAACTTAAATAATATTATGGCAATATTTGAATTATACAAAAAATTTATTTGACTCCAAGGGAGATTAAGTTTATGTCAGAATGGCCAATTGCTTTATTAATTATTATTTCAATCCTAATTGTATATGTATATATTAGACAAAAAAGAATTTTACAGGATCCAATTATACAGGAGTCTATAAATCAATCAACTAAATTCAATAATAAAATAGTTGAGTTAAGAAAGGACTATTTTAGATGGAGTATAAAAGAAAATCTAAAAGAAGAATTTGGTCCTTTAAGGAATGAGGTTTCAAAACATATATATAGCAGAATTAAAAATAGTGATATTGAACTATTTAAAGAAACATACGATAATATAGATTTACTAGTCCAAAATTGGAACAAGCATTTTGTTGACGATGAATTAGTTAATAGTAAAGTTTTATTTGATAATATTGATGGGAAGTCACTTGATCAACAACAAAGAATGGCTGTAGTTGTTGATGAAGATAACAATCTAGTCCTAGCAGGAGCAGGAAGTGGTAAAACACTGACGGTAGCCGCTAAAGTTAAGTACCTTGTTGAAAAAAAGAAAATAAAACCTGAAGAAATACTATTAATATCATTTACTAGAAAAGCGGCTAATGAAATGCAAGAACGCATAAATCAGAGACTAAATATTGGTGTGGAAGCTAAAACATTTCACAAGTTAGGTCTAGAGATAATTACACAAGCAAATAAGCAAAGACCGGATGTTAATGAAGAATTAGATAAGGTGGTTCAATCCTACTTTAAAGATAAAATATCAAATAATGCTGATGAACTAAAAAATCTCATTGAATTTTTTGGTGTGTATTTCAATATACCGGTTAATATGCAAGACTATGATAATCTTGGAGATGTGTATGATCAGTCTAAGGGAATTGATCTTGAAACTATAAAGCACAAAATCAGTCAAAAGACTAATGATTTGAAGTTAAATAAGGAAACTATTCATGGAGAAAGAGTTAAGAGTTTAGATGAAGTTGTTATCGCAAATTTTCTGTATTTAAATGGCGTAGATTATACTTACGAAAAAGAATATCCATATGATACTAAAGATCCTTATCGTAAAAAATATAGACCGGATTTTTATTTAAATGATTACGATATTTACTTGGAACATTTTGGTATTACTGAGGATTATAAAACACCATGGCTTAGCCCTGTTGAAGAACAAAAGTATATTGACGGGATAACCTGGAAGAGGCAAATTCATAATGAAAATGGAACAAAACTTATTGAAACCTATTCTTATTATAATAAGAACGGAAGGCTCCTAATTGAGTTAGAGAAGATTCTTAAACAAAATAATGTGAAATTTAAAAAAGTAGATTATAGTACCATTTTTGACACTTTATATCGGGATCAAAGCGATAAATATTTCAAAGAGTTTAACAAGCTTATCTGTTCATTTATTAGTTTGTTTAAATCCAGGGGATTGTGCATAGATGATTTTGAAAAATTAAAAGAACAAGCTATAAATAAAAATATATTTATGCAGAATAGAACAATCATTTTTTTATCTATAGTAAAACCTATTTTCTTCCATTATCAAGATTATCTTAAGAACTTAGAACAGATTGATTTTAATGATATGATAAATGAAGCAACAGACTTAATTATGAACAGAAAAGTTGGCTTTGAGTTAAAATATATAATTGTTGATGAGTACCAAGATATATCAGTGAGTAGATATAAGCTTATAAAGGAAATAAGAGATTTAACAAACGTCAGAGTCATGGTTGTAGGTGACGATTGGCAATCAATTTATCGATTTACTGGAAGCGATATTGATCTATTTACCAACTTTAAAAATTATTTTGGATATAGTGAACTACTAAAAATTGAGAAGACTTATCGCAATTCCCAGGAATTAATTGATATAGCAGGAAACTTTATAATGAAGAATCCCAAACAATTAAACAAGCAATTAATTTCGGACAAACATCATAGTAATCCAGTTCATATTTATAGATTTGGAGATAAAATCGAAAGTGCAATGACTCAAGCAATTGAAGAAATTGTATATCATTTCGGTGAAACTTCTGAGATCATGTTATTAGGAAGAAATAATTTTGATATTGACATATTCAAAGATAGTGAACTGTTTGAAATTCAAAAAAGGTCTAAAGAGGTAAATTTAGTATGTAAGAAGTACCCAGAACTAAGAATATATTTCCTAACTGTTCATAGGTCTAAAGGCCTTGAAGCTGATAATGTTATAGTAATAAATCTAAAAAACATGTTAGTAGGGTTTCCAAATAAAATATCAGATGACCCACTTCTTTCTTTGGTTTTGACAGATAAGGATGACTTTTCATATGCAGAAGAACGAAGATTGTTCTATGTTGCTATTACTAGAACTAAAAATATTACTTACCTTTTGGCACCAATGATCGATGAATCTATTTTTATTGATGAGATACAATATTATAAAAATATTTCCAATACTTTAGATACGGATGGAAGTACAATACAAGATAATCCCAACTGTCCAAAGTGCCAAAAAGGCTATCTTGTTTTAAGAGAAAATGGTGTTGCTCATAATAAGTTTTTAGGATGCTCTAACTTCCCACTTTGTGACGAGACTATAAATGACATTGAAATTTTAGATAATCAAATCATATGTAGATTATGCGGTGGTTATATGGTTAAACGAAAAGGAAGATATGGTCTTTTTTATGGCTGCACTAATTTTCCATACTGCAAAAACACAATTAGAATAGAATAGTTTATATTTAAAGGTGGTATGAGATAATGGAAAACTTCGATAAAGAACATAGTGCTTTTACAGAGGAAGAAATTCTTGAAGAGTTATCTAGACTTGAGGAGTTGAATTCTTCTAATTGTGAACAAAATAATTTGTATAATAAAAGAAAAATATATGACCGTAGAGGTACAAATGAAGAAAAGGAATATTCAAAATTGAAAAGCAATTACAATAATATAAGAGATTGGATGTATTGA